TTCTCGACCTTGTGCGCGGCGCAGACGTACCGCATGTGCGGCATGTTCCGTGGCCCCCATTCCCAACTGGGCCAGAACACGTTCACGATCAAGCTCTTCATGGTGCCCGGTGGAACGTTGATCAACAGCCGGTTATAGGGCGAATGGTCAACCTCGACGCCGTTCGAGATCGCTTCCAGATGGTCGCATATGAAGTCGATGTGCCACCCATGAACGTATGGCTGGGACGGTTCCACCACGTGCCACGCCTGCTGAATGAAGTCCGAGAGCGACTCTTCGGCGTCCGCCTTGTCGATCTCGAACAGCGCGGCCTTCATGTCGATGGAATTCAGGTCGATAGAATTCAGGTCAAGCGGCATCGTCGCCCTCGATCAGGTTCTGGTGGTTGATGGTCTTCATAGAGCCTTCGCGTTCCGCCTTCCGCTCCGCGATGGCCAGAAGCATCTGCTTCAGCATCTCCCGCTCTTCGCGGTCCAGAAGCGACACTTCGAGCCGGTTCTTCACTTCGATGGCTCCGCCGTCCTTGCCGGTGACCTCGATCTTTTCCTTGAACATTCCGAGATGCTTCCCGATGTCCATTAGCGCCGCGCGCTTGTCGTGAAGCTTGACCTTGACGCGCTGCTTGCCCTTGTCGTCGGTGTCGATCTGGATCTCGGAAATAGCCGCCTTCTGGTCGCTCGTCAGCTTCGAGATGTCGACGGTCGTCTTGCCGTCGGAATCCAGCTCGATCATGTCGCCCGCGTTCGAGAAACCGATCTTCGCCAGCTCTTCCAGCACGCGCTGCTGCGTGATGTTCGTTCGAACCGACAGCGCTTCCTTCATTTCCGCGATGCGCGCTTGAATGACGGGTTGCCGGTGGAGCCGCGACGCTTTGGTGGCTAAAATCTGAACATCTTTGATGCCGTGGCCCGGATATACGGCGGCATAGGATTTCGTAACTTCTTCGCCTCTCGCGATGCAAAGAGCAAACGATTCGCGCTGCGCATTCTTTAAGACTGGCATGGATAGACCCCTCCTGACAACATACCACAGACCCTATTCACTGCGCAAATATGCGACAAGTTGTCACATCCCCTCACGTAATACATTGACACCATGCCACGGCCTGTGGTAAATTCATGACAGGTTGGATTCACCACCTAGTGAAACGGAGAAACGCAATGAACGCCAAGCTCACCGAGACCCAGCAGGTCATCATCACCCGCGCCATCGCCCGCAACAACGTGGTCGCCGCTTTCGACCACAAGGCCACCACCTGCTCTGCCCGCGCCTACAACATGGCCATCACCTCCCTGATCAAGTCCGGCATGATCGAAGCCCGCGCTGGTCTGAAGGGTCTCGCTCAGGACGGCGACTACTCGGTCGAGGACAACCGCCGCCTCTACGTCTCCAACGCCTTGATCAAGGCTCTTTACGGCGACGAGCCCGAGGCTCCCAAGGCTACCAAAGCCAAGAAAGCTGCCAAGGTAGCTGCCCCCGCCCCCGTGGCCGTCGAGACCCCCTCCGAGGAGCTGGACGAGGCCATCGACGATCTCGACATGGAGATCGACTCCCCCAAATCGGTCGTCGCCGAGTCCTACAAGAAGCAGTACAGCGAGCTGAAGGCTGTGGGCGGATCCGGCCAAGGCTGCAATGACCCGATCGACCGGTTCTTCCGCGCCCACTTCATGGGCAAGGTCGAGGGCAAGGGCCGCGCTCGCCTCGACGTGGTCGCTCTGGTCCAGTTCGCCATCGACAACTCGCTCTGGTCCGACAAGTGGGACCTCGTGAACAACGGCCAGAAGCGCATGAACACCGCCAACGCGCTCCGCCGCGCGATCGCCAAGGGCCAGCAGATCCGCTTCAACAAGCGCACGGTCAAGTTCGACGCCTAGTCGCTAAATGGGGGCTTCGGCCCCCACCCCCTACCCACACGGAGAAACGCAATGGCCCTCGCCCCCTACTACAATACGCCCGGCATGCAAGAGCCCGCCCTGCTTGGCGTCATCCAGCATGCTGAGACGTTGGCGCGGTTTGAGTACAGCAAGAGACCCACCGAGGACCGCAACGGCCTCTGGTGGGATCAATATAGCGACCGGATTTTCACCATCGACGGGGACCGCGCCGCGCGCGTCCTAAAGACCGTCGCCTATGTCGTCGTCGACGAGGACCCCGACGGCCAGCCGGTGGTTGAGAAATGGCCGCTCCGGAGTAATCGCCGCTATGTCCCTCAAGCTTAACCGCAACCGTCCCAGACCCCGGTTGGTTGGTTTTTTATTTATTTTTCTGGGAGAGGTAAAAAAGAGTAATAGGGGGAGGAGGGAGGAGGTCCCCCCCCTACTACTACTATTTCCCTTTTTTTAAAAGAAACGAGTGGCATAGAGAGACATAAATATCAAACCGCCAAGACGCAGCCGGTTTAGTATTCTGCGCCTTGGCCCCTGCCTCGGTGTTTACTGGCCCAATAGTAGTAGTATCTTGACCGTCTGCCCGTCGTCGTGCTACCTTGTCGGCCCTAGGAGACGATACATGTCGCAAACTGACGAAACGCAAACCCTAAACCGTTTTGACCCCCTCGAGTATCGGGTTAATAATTTATCCATTTTCCCCGTGAGAGTATCGGGAGGTACAGTATCCCCCCCAGAGAAGTGGCAGCAGTGGTGCAACAACGTGCCATCCCAAAAGCAGTACGATGAATGGCTAGAGGGTCCTTTTAGGTTAGGTATTTGCCCGTCCGTGGGCCTCGCGATGGGCAAAGTCTATGGAGTATCAAACCGGCTCGTCTGCCTCGACATTGACCATCCGGGACTGGTCGCCTGCCTCTCCTACCTATACCCAAGCCCCTCCGCTCGATTTGGCTCGAAGGGCATCGGGCTGTTTTACCGAGTGGACAAAGACTCGGTCGAGATGAAAAAGAGCCAGAATTTCATGGTGCACGGAAGGGGTACCCCTGCGGTCGAATACCTGTCCACCGGACGCTTTACCTTCATCCCGCCAAGCACCCACCGCAAGACCGGCAACCAGTACGAATGGCGAGGGAGGCCGCTCCTGAACGTTCTGGACCAGCTGCCGATCCTGACGACTAAGGACCTTAAGATCATCCAGACGATAGTATCGCTGGACGTGGACGGAGCGACCGTCGAGAACCTCATTGTGGGCGAGGCGACCCACTACGCCGCCCTCTCCCTTGCGGGCGCTCTCGTGGCCCGAGGACTGGAGGCGGAACGCGCGATCCGGGCGATCGAGCTTCTGTTCCCCAAGGACTACTCCGGCGACACCATCCGGCAGATCCCCGAGATGGTCAACTCGGCGTTCAAGAAAGGCTTCGATAAGAAAAGCGAGCGACCGGCGGAGTCGATCGACATCGGCGACGAGGAGCTAGACGAGGTCTTCGCGGAGTGGGCATATGTCACCAGCATCAACCGCATGGTGCACTGCATCGAGAAGCAGATCCTCGACAAAGACCGATTCGACGCTCTGATGGGTAATCGCGTACGGCGCGCGATGAACCTATACGTCCAGTGGCCGCAGCGGATGGTCAAGGCGAAGCTAACATACCTCCCCGGACTTCCGCCAACGCTGCCCGACGCCGTGAACATGTGGCGACCGACGGAGCTGAACCCCAAGGCCGGATCGGTCGAGTTTTGGCTGGACCACATCAAGTCCTTCTACGAGGAGTCCGAGGTCGAGCATCTGCTGAACTGGCTCGCGCACTCGCTGCAAAAGCCAACCATCAAGCCCGGGCATGCCATCCTCATGGGCTCCAAGCACGAGGGCATCGGCAAGGACCTCTGGCTGCTGCCCATCCGGTACTCATTCGGCAAGCACAACGTGTCGGAGATCGGGGCCGACTCCCTCTCGTCCAGCTTCAACGAGTGGTTGGCCCACAAGCACATGATCATCATTCAGGAGATATGGACCGGATCTCGGCGCGAGCTATCCAACCAGCTCAAGCCCCTGCTGTCGTCGCCACCCGACGAGATCATGGTGAACGAGAAGAACGTCTCGCGATACCCAATACCGAACATCTGCGCGACGGTCATGCTCACCAACCACAAGGACGCCGTCTCGATGGCGGCGGAGGACCGGCGCTATTTCGTCATGTGGTCCGAGCGACCGCCCATGAACGCCGACTACTACCAGGACCTGTTCAACTGGTGCAGCGACCCCGAGAACCAGAGCCACGTGTTCGAGTACCTGCTGCGCCGCGACATCAGCCGGTTCAACATCAAAGCGCCACCGCCAAAGACGCTGGCCAAGGCCGACATGGTCGACGCGACGATGACGCGCCAAGAGGCGCTCGTGGTGGTCATCCGCGACATACTGGCCGACATGAACCTTAAGGACGTGATCGCCGAGGGCGCCCTGTACGACCACCTGCGGGAGGTTGCCCCCGATCTGGCGCGCGAGATCATCAAGATCCCGCGATCGAGCCCGAGATATCCCCTGCGTCTGGCAATTAAGGCGCTGGGCTACGAGACGCTTGTGCAAAAAGCGCTAAAGAAGGTCGATGGCCGCGTGCGGTCCTTCACCGTCTACGCTTTGAAGGACAAGATGGAGGAGTACGAAGGGTCGAGGCCGGTAGACCTCTTCGACATGGTGCAGCACCCGGTAGAATACTAAAAATGCGACACTGTGTCGCATATACGGAGAAACGACATGAGAGAGATGAGTGAACGGAATAAAGAAATGCTCGCGGCGGTCCTTAGTGGGGCTTCCAAGCCAAAGGATGTAGCCAAGGCGTACGGTGTCGACATAAACAAGGTATACAAGCTGACGCACAACCACCGGGAGAAGCTTAAGCGCGCCGAAGCTAGGGCCAAAAGGCTCCGCGAAGCGGACAAGCGGAAAAAAGAGGCTAAAGCCCAAAGCCATCTCCGGCGGAGAGGGTGGTGGGAGAAGCTGCAGGTGGAGAGGGAGAAAGAGGCCCTTAAAGCCGCCCAGCGCCAGAACAAGGACGAGCTACAGAAGATCGCGATTGCGGCGAGGAAGCTGCACGCGATCACGATCAGCCCACCCGCTCCATCCACCAAACCCGAGGACTACTTCGAGCGCTTGGAGATGGCGCAGGCAGAAATAGACCGTCTGGTCGCGGAGTCTACCGAGCAAAAGAGGCAGATCGAGCTACTCCAGAGCCAGAACAAGATGTTTATGAAGATGCTTTCCAAATACATATGATTGTCATATATTGACAAGGGGTCCCACCCGTGGTTTACTTAGCGGGTGGGATTTTCCCAAGCGATACGGAGAAACGAGATGGCCAAGGTTACCAAGTACAACCAGAGCGACCGCGACTACAAAGCCCTTGAAAAGCTGCCCGCCCCCATTCGATACACCATCTACGAGTCGGTCGTCGGCTGGTCGCCCACTTCCGCGCTCAAGTATTACCGCCAACTTATGAAGAGGACCAAGAACGAGAAATACGCCATTCAAGCCGTGATCGCATGGCTGCGCGGAGCCGACGAGGTCGAGGCCAAGCGCTCGCCGATCGCCGGGGTCTCGGTCCTGTACAACTACCAAGACCATATCGTGTTTGCAGACGTCTGCAAGCCCTACTAACGGAGAGAAACGATGGTATTCCTACCAGTAAGAAAAATGACCATTAAGCTCCTCGAAGCAATGGACGAGGGGGTGATAGAGGCGAAGGTCCTTGCCGAGATGTGCATCCTGTGGATGACCGAGAAGGAGGTGGTCGAAAT